GGGACTGTGAATGTAAAATAGGTATTAAGCTCTTTAGCGATGTCTTTTGGACATCGTATCTTGATGAATGCATCATCAACAGCTTCTATTTTAATCTCATTGTCCATTAGTGAATTTAATCCAATCAATTGCTGATCTAATATTCCATTGGCGACCATTTACAATCTTAATGACTCCATCAAGATAATTTACCATTTCTTTCTTTTCTGCGATCTTCCCTTCAAGGTTGATAATGTCATCATCAGCTTCAATGAACTTATCTACATCTGTCTTGAGAATATTGAGTTCAAATGGTTCCCATTTAAGCTTTTCTAATTCTTCTCTGCTCAATTTGCCCATGTAGTAAAGCCATTTATATTTTCTTAATACTTTCATGGTTCTTTCTTCCATAGAAAGTTCTTCTTTATATTTCTTGAAAAAGAGCAAATACTTATTATGAATCTGTGGTGTTATTACAGATTCTTGGGCCAATTCGGTAATATCAATCTTGAGGTCTTTTTCGACCTGTTCTTTAAGTTCATCGAAATTCATAATTTAAGTATACACAAATACAAATAAAATCAATCTAAAGTAGTATTTCCCGGATCGGGATTAAAGCTGTAGTATGTATAGGCAAAACTAGCACTTACTCTTGCTGGCTCGGATGCAGGCAGGGTTGTATCAAAACCAATGCCACCTAATGATATGGGGAATATGTCAAAGAAGGTAGCAGTAATATTTGCTGTATAAGAACTCTTCTGAATAATAAGAGTTCCGGTTGATGTAAATTTATTTTCAGGAATATTATAAGTACAATCTGAATCAAGATTACCAATATTTCTCATCCATCTATAAATCTCCAACCAGTTAGTCATGTTTTCATCTACAATGAATTCAATATCAAGATTTGCAAAATTATAAGTTCCAAGTGGTCTTTTTACTGGAACACCTAATGTGGTTGGCTGATCAAAATTTGGAGATATAATACCGGGCAACGATACTTTCTGTAAAAAGAAAGTTGTTGTAGGAATTCTAGACAACTTAAAGGTATAAAAATTCCTATTAAGTTGACTAATATTAACTGGATAATCAGCTTGCGCCATAATGTATGTATAATGAAAAAGGGAGAGGATTTCTCCTCTCCCTTCTCATTTCCTTTTATAGAAACTTATCAGTTACCAGTGTTACCGTGGAGGTTGGTGACTGCGAAGAGTCTATAGTACTGATTCTTACCTTCGGTCATGGTTGCACCAAGTGGCGAACCAGCGTCGCGGACGAATGGATTCTGGACCATGCCGTAGCGGGTCTTGAAGCCAATCTTGGGCTGGAAGGTATCAGGATCGACTGCACGAACCATCTGGAGTGGAACGTATGGGCAGTAGAAGAGACCAGCGTCGTAGGGGCTTGCGCCTCTATAGCCAACGCAGACGAAGTTCTGGGTTGCGCTGCTGTAGGGGTCGATGTAAACGCGCATCTTACCAGCTAGAATACCAGCGAAGGTGTTTCCGGTATCGTCAACTTCAAGCTGGGTAGCAGGAGCTGGGGTCAACTGGAGGAAGCCACCCATGGTGAGGGCTGAAGCAACGTCTGATGAGCAGACGATGAAGTTACCCTTACCGCGACGAGTATCCTTAGCGATTACATTAGCTTCACGTTCAATCTGGAACATGAGGCCACGGAAGCGTTCTGCGCTCCAACGACCGTCTGAGTCGAGAGCGAGGTCATATGCACCACCAGTACCGGGAGTTGCTGATTTATAGTAAAGATCTGACTGCTGTGCGCCTAGCTTGGCAACGTGATAAATGTTGCGGATAAGCTCGCGGTTCATTTCAGCAAGAATTTCAGTGCTGAGGATGTTGGCGAGTTCGGTTTCAGCGTCAAGTCCGTGAACAGCCTTGAGGTCCTGAGCAAGCTCAGTGGTGTACTCTGCCTTTAGAGCGCGAGTCTTGGCAGTTACGGCAATACGGTCGATAGCAAAAGCCATTTCCTTAAATGGAGTTCCAGCAACTCCAAGATTTTCAGCGGTGCTTGTGTTAAACGCCTTGAAATCTTCTCCAAAGATAGTAGCCTTTGAAACAGTATTTCCAGAGAAGCTTAGTGGGGCGACTCCAGTAAGTGGATCGGTTGCAGCACCAGTTGAGGTTGAACCTGAACCGCTGAACTTAGCGAATGGTTCAGCGAATAGAGCTTCATCTCCACTCTGGCTGTCATACTTAGATCTCATTGCGAAAATGAGTCCGGTAGGAGCAGTCATGGGCTGAACACCAGCGATATCGTAGGCCATGAGGTTAGGCATAGCACGACGAACAAGGCTGATGAGGATTGGGTCATAACCAGCTAGGTTGGTGTTAGGGGCACCATTAGTGTTAAGATTGAATCCACCACCAATTGCATTGGCTGAAGTTTCGGTTAGATACTGCTGACGCATAGCAGCTTCTTGGTTCTCAAGAAGGACTGCGGTTACTTTCTTCTTGTATACATCTTCAATAGCGGGAACTGCGTCGTGATTTAGGACGGGGTTCCACTTTTCAGTTAAAATATCATACGGTGTTGAGTCTTCGAACATTTTTATTTTTCTCCTGTGTTATTTAGGTTAAATCCTGATTATTTCTTAATGTGTCTACTCATTGCTCTAGCCACCTGAGCGACGGTTTCATTGTCAATAGTGGGTGCTGAAGGCTGAACCATCTCATGTAGATCCATTACTGGACTAGCTACTGGAGCTACTGAAGCTGGTCTGGCTTCTTGTTTTCTGAAGAAATAAGCTTCCTTAAGCGATTGTAGCTTACCTCTAAACGAATCTTCTCCATCGAAATCAAGGCCCTTGGCAAGCGAACCTAGTTTCTCGACTTGTGTATCGGTTAATCCATGGCATTCTTCAAGGAAGATGCTTGAGATCTTATTGGCAACACTTTCCTTTTTGAGGTTCATGTTTTCGTTAATGACCTTGTTCATGGTTCTTGTCAATTCATCATTTTGTTCAAATAGTTCATCGACAAGGTTGTACTTCTCTTCTGGAACATCAATGTAATGTGCTTCGAATAGATTCTTGAGGCCACGAATGAAGTTTTCAGCAACTTGAGTCTTGATGCCGCGTTCAACTTCAACCTTGTTCTCTGTCATCCATTCTTCTACGACATAGCCAAGATACTCATCAAGTTTCTCAGCCAATGTTCCTGCCATAATTTCAAGATTCTTCTCATACTGCTCGGCAAGAATCTTGGTGGTGTTCTTAGCGTGCTCTTCAACCTTTTCATTGAGTGCAGCAACAAACACGGTCTGTAGCTTGTTTACAACTTCTTCTGAAAGTGAAGCGTCAGCAAAGATTGCGTCAAATGCTTCCTTCATCTGAACAGGTGATACCTTGGGGGTAGCAATAGTCATTTGGTTGTAGGGAGCAAGCTTGGCCATGTTTGGATCCATTCTTGGATCGGTTTGAATGAATACTCTACCGCCATTAGCATCCATGCTGCCCATACCATTGACATCAAAGTCAACGAATCCAGCTGCTTGTTTGCCGGGGTTAGAAGAAGTATCTTCATCCTCGGACTCATCGGTTTCGTCCTCGGTATCCATATCTTCTTCCTCAGTTTCATCTTCCATTTCTTCGCTTAAAATTTCATCTTCGATATATTTTTTTCTATTTCTCATATTTTCTCCTAAATTATTTATTATTCTGCATCTTGAGCTGATGGCAGTAATGAATCAGCGGTTTGTGGACTTACTCTTTTAGTTCCATCAGATCTTTCTGTTGGATCAAAAATTGCAAATGGATTGTAGCGTGTAACGCTAACTGCCTTTGCTAACTGGAATGGATTTCTACCAGCAGCATTGACTAATGTATTTGCTAACGAACTACCAACGTCACGAAGACTTTGTACTAGAGTAACGTCCAAAAAATCTTTCATATTCTTTTGAAGAATATCTTTAAGGTTAATATCTCCTAATGACTGCTTAACTGCCGCAGATCCTATTAATGCAGTGGCAGCATCTCTTACTAAAGTCTCTGGGGACATATTGTTTAAAGCTTTTTCTGCATAATTTGTTACATCAGCTTCAGAGTCAAATGAAGTTTGCTCTGCGAGAGTCTTTTCTTGAGACTTGAGAACATTCAACTCTTCCTGAAGTTGAGCAATTTGCTTTAAATATGTTTGTTCTAAGTAGTTCATAGATTTCTTAAAAAGTGTTCGAATGTCTTAAGAACCTTTTCTTGAAGTTGTTTACTTGGAGTCTTAAGAATTTCTTTCTTATAGTTTGAGATGGTTTGTTCTTTAAGAACGCCATTGCTCCAAACCCATTCCTTACCTTCCATGATGCCATTGACAAAGGCATGTGGAGCAGAAGGATCTGCCACTATGTCAACTGCGGCAAGCATGAAGTCTTCTTGTACTTGATTTACGCCTTCTTTAGTCTTCTTGAGAGAACCCATGCCTCTAGAAGAAACCCCGAGTTGAACTCCTTCACCTAGAAGACTCTTTACGATCTTTCCAGTTGGAGTATCAAGAATCTTAGCCTTACCATAAACATCATTACCGCGTTCATGGAGTTCTGTGATAAGATGTGAGACTCTGTCTAGATTGACAGAAGGACCAGTTGGGTGGTTTAATTCACCGAAGGCTCTCTTGTTATTGACATGTTCGTTGATGTAACGTCTTACCTCATTCATAAGAATAGGCTTGGGATAAGTTCTACCATTTCTATTCTTGGTATCAGCTTGCATGAAAATGCCTTCGATGAAATAGTTTTTACTATTACCATCGATACTTTCGGTAATTACACGAACATTTTCAACTGTTTCGGTGATTAACTTCATTTCTTGTTCTTCTTCTTAGCAGTAATGCTCTTTGCCTTTGCAACTGCTTTGTCCTGTGGCATTCCCATCTTCATGAACTTGGTAGCAATGGCATCTTCAGTATCGTTTCCGACCTGACCATCTCCATCGACATCTTGCATCTTACCTTCATTGAAATAGGTTCTTGAGACTTCGATGTACTTTTCGTTTAGTTTGTGTTTTAGCTTAGAATAAAGCATTTCGCGGACAGTGTTTCTAGCACCGACCGCATTCTCTTCAAGGATTTGTTTGAAAACTTTCTTTGATGACATTTTTATTTCCTTATGTTTTTGCTGAAATCTAAAATATTTCTGTAGTTTTTGCTATTTTCAAATAGCGAAGAAGTCATTTTAACACGGTTATTTTCATTTAGATTATCAAACAAAATAGCCAACTTTTGCCCTTCTTTGCTACTAATACTTATATTTTCGCCACTGTTTAATTTAATGTCTATAGGGTATTTTGCCTGTAAAGATTCCTTTATGACTGAAACGAATCTACCCATAGAATCAGTGGAGGTCTTTGGAGTGCATTTTTGAAGCATTTTATTTTGTTCAAAAAGCATTTTTTCATTAATCAACTGGCTAACTCTGAAAGAAAGCTCATTTTTGATGTTAAAATTAAGTTTGTTTTTGTCTAATGACTCAAAAACAATCTTTTTCAGTCTATGTTTCATTGTTGCTCCTGTTGCATTTGCTGTTGTTGAGCTGCCGCAGCTTGTTGCATCTTCAAGAT